CTAAAAACTCTTCTTTACTCATTGATCGTTTCATAACTACGTTTTTGATCGCAAAGTAATAGAAGAGTTTTTAGGTCTACAATGTGTACTTTATCGGATGCTTACAGTACTCGAAAGTAGGAGAGAAATCGTTGGAAGAACATGCATATGAGGTCGTAGATCGAATGCTATCTGCCGGATCGGAGAACTGTGATCCTCGTGAATATTTAAAAAAGGCGGTTCTTGCTGGATATAATTTACATCATGAGGATTTTGACGATAAGTGAAAAGAGCCAATTGAAATAATTCAAATTTAAGAAATTATGAATATAGAACAAATCATTTTCAATATTCTCAATAAGAGCGCACATACGTGGGTTAGATATTGGAAGCAGAAAGAAATTTCCGGATTAACGATGCCTGGCGAATATGTTGAGATAAGGTGTTCTTTTTTATCAGATATTGAACTTCTTGAAATTTTAGAAGCAGGATTTACAATCAAAACAATATGGGCAAAAAAAATAGATGCAGACGCTTATTGTGATGTCCTGTTAATGCGTAAAATTTAAGTGAAACTAAAAATAAAAAAGTATAAAATGAAGAAGCAATATATCATAGCACGCTATTTCAGAGGTTGGCATGTAGAGACAATGTGTAAACCGACTACAAAAAAGGATGCGGACAAACGGTGTACAAAACTTCAAGAAGATGCCTCTCCTTTAACGGAATATAAAGTTCTCAAGATTGCTACTACACGTAAAAAAACAACTCTAATCTAAAATGTGAGCTATATGAAAAAGTTCAAATGCACAGTCACTCGTACTGATGAATACGAGATAGAGATTGACGAGAATATCATCAATGAGGAATGGATGGAACATTTTCGGTCATACATGTATAATTTCAATAGTCTATCGGAACACGCAGAGCATCTAGCGCTATTTCAAGCCAGATTAGGTAGTGAATACGATTTCATAGAAGGATACGGCTATGTAGAACGAGATGGGGAATTACCGTATAGTCCTGAAGATTTTGACAAAAATGGTAATTGGTTGCCCGAAGCAGAACGAAGACAACCTGCTCTCGGCATAAATATCAACATCATAAGTGAGGATGAAGAATGTGAAGTTGATGTAGAAGAATTAGATAACAACTAAAAAATAACGAATCATGATAACGAAAGAACAAGTCAAAGAAATATTGACAAAAAATCCGGCAGGAATTACAAAAGAAGAGTTGAAATTTGTTTTTGGCATATTCTGCCTGTCAATCAAAGAATATAAAAAATCGGAACATAATCTTTGGTTTGAAGTACATTTCAAACGCATATACATCGCTCAAATTCGATATGGTATAAAAGGTGGGATGTCTTTTAGTAACGAATATGTAAATATGGGAGATGGATGTCATGGGGTAACAATGGGAACAGTGAATAATACGGCTGACCTATTAAAAATATTCATCAATATGTTTTACGACAATTTGTTGAAACAAGCCAACTATGAGCCTTTATATGACGAAGATATATCTCAATTTGAATCCCTTGAACAAGCTCAAGAATATTTGGAATATGTTCAATCGATACTGTAAAATTAATAAACTCTCTGTAATAATCTAAAATAAAAGTGCATGAAAATACATTACTTCTTCAATAGAGAACATGATAAAGGTTTCTACGACCTTGTAATTGAAGCTTGGCTGGAAGAAAAAGAGACATCCATGCAAGGTGTGGAGAGATTAAGTTTTACCAGATTGGAAAAACTAAGAATCTTTCTGTCAAAGGATGATCATTTCCATTGCTATGATTTTAAGCATGAATTTGGGAAAAATAGCTGTATAGGCCATTTTGCCCATACTCGCAAAAAACTAAAGGAAGATATGAATAAATGGAAGCTTAAACCTATTGACCGGCGTAATTATGAAAGATTCCGGAAAGTAGCCGTTGCCCTTTATCGTAAACAATCCTTAATTGATTTCTCTGATTTCAAAGGAAGGCAAACATATGCGATTAGACAGATCATAGGAGATTAACGTAAAACTAAGAACAAAGAAATATGGAAACAAAAGATTTAAAGAAAAGATTTAAGGATTTGACAGTGGTTAAATTGACAATGGATGCAGTCTATTCCCGCCGGGATATTGAAGAGAAAGTAAGAAAACAGTTTGGGAACACAGTTCTCCGGTACGAACATAACGGAAAAAAGGTAAATATAGCATCCTGCGCTACGTATGGCAAGTTTATAGGACAACTGAAGCAAGGAGTCAAAGTTGTTATGACTGGAGCTGAAATTGAAATGAAGCCGGAATATGCGAAAAAGGCTTGGAAAGTCAGAACAGAACCTTCATTTATGTGCGGCGAGTTCGTCGTTTGGTTGGAAGGTTTTAGCGGTGCATATTCTTGTGAAATGCTAAGATTTCCGGAACCGGATGAAGATTTATCATTCTAATTAAGAAGAAGTGAAGCTTATGGATAAAATTATATTGGATGCTTGTTGTGGTTCCCGAATGTTTTGGTTTGATAAAAATAACCCGATAACATTGTTTGTTGATATCCGGAACGAAGAGCATACTCTTTGTGATGGTCGAAATTTAAAAGTCCATCCTGATCTTATTGCTGATTTTACCAATTTGCCTTTTCCTGCTAAGAATTTCAAGCTTGTTGTATTTGATCCACCTCATTTGCTTAAGGCCGGTGAGAATAGTTGGCTCACTAAGAAATACGGCAAATTGTCAGAAGATTGGCCAAGGTTGCTGAATCAGGGTTTCAACGAGTGCTTCCGGGTACTCGATGATTACGGTGTTCTTATTTTTAAATGGAATGAAGAGCAAGTAACTGTTAAAGAGGTTTTAAAAGCTATCGATCGGTTGCCCTTATTTGGACATACAACCGGCCGGAGTGGTAAAACTATGTGGATGTGTTTTATGAAATTACCTAACAACTAAGAAATTTTGAATATGATAACATTGGAATAAGTAAAAGAAAAATTAGAGGATCTCAAGAGTGAAATCCGATGCAGTTTAAAATGTGAGCCGGAAGATCTTGAGATTGTACAACATGAATCTGGGTGTATATCTATAGATTGGAAAGAAAAAAGGGCCTCAATGTTTGCTGATCCATCAGATTTCATGGACAAAGAAATTAGGACTTGCGTAAAATAGGAATAAGTGAAGTATGGCAAAGAAAAAGAGTACAGATGATCGTAAACAGTTATTGATTCGGTATCGAATGGATAAAGCGAACAAGGTGAATTTCATTGATCCTTGTTGTGACGAAATGCCGGCAATACTATTTTTTAAGATGATGGAGGCACTGGCAAGTGTGGAGAAAGCATGGAATGAAGGGATAAACGATAAAATTTAAAAAGTTATGGAACAAGAAAAATTTGATTTATGGTGTATTGTTGAATTATTTGGACATTCACGAATTTCGGGAAAATGTACAGAGCAAAATGTCGCCGGAACTAATATGTTGCGTGTTGATGTGCCAAAGACAAGTCGGCAACAAGGTTTTACCCGTTTCCTCTCTGCGGGAGCAATATATGCAATTAATCCAGTAACAGAAGAAGTAGCCAAGCATGTCGCTGAGAATTTACAAATTGATCCGATCAGTGTATGGGAAATATCTCATTTGGTTGATCAGCGTTTAAAGGCTTTAGAGGATGATAGAGAGATAGAGATATGAGAGATAGAGGATTTATATTTTTCGAATATAATAATCGAACGGAATGAAAGTGTTAGTAGGGACTGTTCCATTTGTTCCAAATGTTCCGATGAAAACCCCAGAGTTCAAAATCTGGGGTTTTTTGTATCGTTTTGATATTTGTGTTTTGAAATATGTGTTTTTTCAAAAATAACGGGAAATATTTTTTGCTAAAAAAGTCACAAAAGTCACAAAGTGGAGAAGGTTTTTGATTTTCAAATGTTTATATATGTGACATTTTTGTTTTGAAAAGTCACAAAAGGAACATTTGTCACAATTGTTTTTGTGACATTTTTGGATTGTGACTTTTCTTATAAAAATGTCACTATACTAAAAACCTCTTGAATACATGGTTTGTGACATTTGTTCCGTTTGTGATTTTTTTTTCTCAGTTTATTATAGAGCATATATTCGAATTTGATGATTTTCAAAAATGAATATCATTATGTAATTAAAAAGACTTACTTTTTATTCTTTTTGTCAAATTAAAATGCCAATTTACTTTTTTGAATGTATATTAAGTTGTATATTTGTTTGATAATCAGAGATTGAGATATGATAACTACAAAAATTACAATCAAACCGCATCTAGCGGAATATATTATAGGTAAATATAACGCTTGTGAGCTTGGCCCCATTCGTTTTCCTGATCGGGATGATTTGTATCATACGGTTTTCTCTTTGACAGAAAAGAGACCTAATAATTGCCCGGTTGACTCTGGTAATTTGGAACTGGTACTTCCTGAAAGAAGAGAAGGGAAATCACCTCTTACATTTAATTATCTAGGATATCGTTCTGTAAAGATCATTGAAAAAAAAATAGAGACACGCCTATGGGCTGAACTGCATGATTTGATCGATGAAAATAAGCATTTTTATGGTATACAATATATAGAGTCTGTTGCTTATTTCATGAGAAAGTATGCGATAGTATCAATTTCAGAAGATGCTCTACTAAAAAATTATTATAGGTGGCGAGAGATTGTGCGGCAAAAGAAACGGCGTCGTTCATATCAAAAACGTGAACTATAGTTAAAATTGAAATTGTTTTTTATCTACCAAGTGCTTGTTTTTGTCCGATTTTTGGGATGAAAATGTGTGAAAATACTGAAGTGGTTGATTTTAAATTTGTTATAAATGAAAGAGTTTTGTAATCTTATCCGTTTGTGTCTGATATCAGATGTCCAATCATTTACAGACAATGTCATCGTATTAAAATCTGGACATTCGCAAACTGAGTTATATCCCGATGATTTTGCGTTTCAACCTAAATCAGAGATATCTGATGCTGGCCTATTATATAATGTAGAGTTGGAGGTCCCGATAGAAAAGGTGTCGATTTCAACAGCTTCAGTTTATGATACTCCGAGATCCGTGATTCTTCAACTAGAAATATTCCCGGATCATACTCCCATATTTGTAGGTTCCTTGAGATGGCCTGTTTTAGCTCATATTTCTCCTGATATAAATAAGGATATGCTGCATATTAGTGGTAAAGTTCCGAGAATCACGCTATAGAAGTCCTTTACCTTACTCGCTTATCCTTCTTACTTCGTAGGAAAATAAGCAAGTATGAACGATAGGGCATATGTAATCCAACTTCTCACTTCTTCTCAAGCTCGTTTACTCATCATGCGAGATGAGTATATCGCAGCCTTACTTGCCTATTTTCCACTAGGCTCTCAATCGGTTTCTACTTTTTTTGATGATCCGAAAACATATAAGGAATGTGTATCGGAAGACTTTGAGCCAGTAAAGGCAAAATCCTCAGTTCCTCTTACGATTGACTTTACTTCAAATGACATCGATCCCGGGACATTAGCTTATCATCGTATTAAAGGATTGATTACGGCGGAAAGCTATTGGTACTTTTCCAGTAAACAGTTCGAGCAGGATTTACTTTTAGCTGAGGAAAATCCGAATATCACATGCCATTTTCTACATATATCTTCTGGTGGAGGAGAAGCATGGTATCTTGACCGTTTGTCAGAGACCATGCGTTCTCTTTCGAAACCTTTATATTCATTTGTAGAGAAGGTCTGCGGATCGGCAGCTTATTATATTGGTTGCCATGGCTCAATAATGAAAGCCTTAACGCAAAATGACATTGTCGGTTGTATAGGCTCTATGATTAACTTTTGGGATATTGATCCTTATTTCGAATCTCTAGGTTTTAAAAGGATAGAAGAATACGCACATATCTCTGATTTGAAAAATAAGAAATACAATGATTTAAAGGCCGGAAAACCCAAACAATTCATAGAGGAAGAGTTGGACCCTTTAGCGGAGCAGTTTAGGGAAGAGGTGCGTATGGCCCGTCTACCTCTTGCTAATTTGGACTTGGATAACCCAGTACTCCGTGGTGAAACATTCGATGCTATGCGTTCTATAGATGTGGGATTGATAGATGGTATTCAAACATTAAATGAAGCATTAATGGAAGCCCAAACATTGGGACGCAAGTGGGAGGATGAGCGTAGACAACTAAGAAATAAAGTTTTTTCATTAATTTAATATATATAGTATGTTCAAAGATTTAAAAGAAAAACTATCAATGATCTTAGCGGCTCTTGGCTTTACAGACAAGGCTAAATCGAAGACACTTACGAATGAGGATTGGGTAGCCATTGAAGCCTCCTTTAAAGAAAAATATGGAACCTCCCTTTCCGATGCGATGCAAGAGGCACAGACAGCCGATAGATTGGCGGCTGAAAGAAATGCCGCTCTTGAAATAATCAATGCAAATGAAGCGCAAAATCAAGGTGACAATGTCTCGGTAAACGGAAACGGTCAAGAGGATAACTTAAATAGTCAGCCTCAATCTCTTGTTGATAGTGTTCAAGCACTAGTTACCACTCTGAATACAACCAACAAAGAAAACTCCAAGCTTCGTCAGGATATTACGAATATGGCTGCTAAAGCAATGGAGGACAAATCTGAAGTAGTAATCAAAAAACAACTAACAGTGTTTGGACCGGGTACGACCGCAACACATCTTTTTGGCATTGAACATCCATTGTTTGATATGAAGAAACGATGGAATATCATAGCTAATAATCCGGCTTATGCGACATTACATACCGCTGATGACGATACGGATGGCGTATCTTTCCGAAATGAGGTGCGTAACTATGGCAAATCGTTGGCCGCTCGTTATGCATTCTTAAAGAATAATAATCTGTTAAACCCGGAAAAACTGACATCTGGATTTACAAATGACTTTTCAGAATTGGCTGATGCTGGTTTAGGAGATCAGTATGTGGTTCTTCGTCAAGATGCCTTGATTGCACGTATTATTACGTTAGAGAATATTTATGATCTCTATCCTCGACGCTATGGAGTACAGGATAGAGAGTTAATGACAAATGCTTTCTTTACAGAGATATCTCAAGCTTATCAAGAAGGTGAAGTTTGGAAAGGTAGCATGGAGTTGCAGCCTGAGATGGGATATGTGGATGATGCGATGGCTAAAGTTCAGTTTGGTTCCCTTAAGGATTTGGAGCGAAAATATATCGGTTACCTAAATACTGATGGCTCAGATCCTATTAAATGGGGTATGATTGAGTGGCAGTTATTGAATATTTATAAACAGATGGTCAGTGAACAAAACCGCCGTCGTATCCGTGGCTGTTATGTAAAGCCCGAGAAAGGGGTTCCGGGAAGTTATTTAAATTCTTCTACCGGCTTGATCTATACGTTAGTCCGCTATATGCATGAGAATTCCTTGCTTCCTCATTCTGATGATGCTTATAATGATTACAGTGCGACTACGTTTTTAGACGCTGTGCTTGAATTTGTGAGTGATGTAAAGTCTACCCTTGACGAGGATATTGATTTGGAGGGATTTGCTATTTATTTAAATAAGAATCATCGTGATTGGTGGCTTGCGAATTGTCGGACAAAGTATGGTAAGGATATCGATTTTACAGGTCCTCAAAGTTATGCGAATGTCGTTCCTGATAAAGGCATTCCTATTAAATGGGTTCCTAATATGGGGCAAAGCAAGCTTATCCACATGCAGGAGCCGGGCAATTTGCAGTGTCTTGAATTCGTTCCCGGAGAAATGTTGGCTTTTAAATTGCAAGAATTTATGGAAATGGTCATGGCATGGGCTACTTGGAAAGAAGGTTTTACCGCAAGCTTTATCGGTCGCCATTTCTCTTCCTTGGACGCACTTTCTACCAATAACTACAGTTTACAACGTGTATTCTGTAATAAGCCGGCCACGATACTGGAAGCGGATACAACAACAGTCTCCACAAGTAATCAGTTCTGGTTCTTGACGCCGGCTAATACAGCCGCGAAAGTATTGACCGATATCATCGGAGCGAAAAAAGGTGTTGTCTATTTGATTGAGTGTGGATCTATAGATAATGCTACGACTATAGCAAAGTCTGGAAAGTTTGCTGATATAACAAAGGCCTATACTCCGACAAAAATAGGCGACTACATTATGGTTGTCTTAAATAATGCTGGCAACTTTATCGAGTTGGAACGGCAGGAGGGAGGCGTGCGTACCATTAATAAGGAATTACAACCTAATATTCCGGGAGCTCGTTAGTTTTTGTCCATTTTTCAATTAAGGGCCGGGACTAATCCCGGCTCTGTATTACAAATTATCAAAATTTATAGTTATGCAGAAAAAACAAGTTCTTTCCTATATTTCCGCTCAAAAGCGGGCGTTCAAGGCACGACGTGCTTTGCAGATTAAATTTTTTCTTTGTCTTATGTTGTTGTTTGCTTCGGTAGCGACAGTGGCGGCAATGACTTCTCCGGAAGACACGAGAGTCTCAACAGAGGTGATTATGGGGGCAACCATGGCTAGTATGATGGCGATTGGAAATATAGATGATGTCGCCGATAAAGAGGTCGCTGGTGAATCGATCGCTTATAAAGTTTGGCTAATTGAGACTAAGCAGTTGGATTCTGCCCGTCAATTTCCACTCCCAAACGCAAGCCGGGAGGTTTCGTCCCTCCCTTTGCTCGGCGGAGAGTATATGCATTACTTCGAGGCCCACGATATCCCGACATACACCAGTTCCGGGGAAAAAGGCGATCTTACAATTTCGAGTACGAACACCTTTACTATAATCATGGGAGGAGTGCGAGATCAACTCCTTAATTTCATTGAGGAGAAAGCCGGATGCAAGTTCATTGTTATCTTTCAAGAATGTGAATCTAATAATCGTTTTATATTGGGTAATCCTTGTAAACCGATGGTATTGAAATCTTTTAATTTAAAGAATGATAAGGAGAATAGATCAGTGACCTTTACGTTTGAGAACAAATCGATCAAGCAATATCATAAATATGTAGGTGATTTACTTTATAAAGCTCCGGTCTCGCTTGCCGCAGGAGCTACAGACTTGAAACTTGTTACCGCTACCAATACTTATAATATTCCGGAGGGGGCGTCAGCTACTTATGCGATCTCTACAGTTTCTGGACTGACAGCTACGGATAAAGGAAGGGTCATTACTTTAAATGGATTAGGTAGTTCAAATGCGGCAACAATAGCGGATAATACCTCTTTTATTATGGAAGATGGTGCTACTTGGACTGCCAAGGCCGGTTCTCAAATATCGTTTAGAGTGCTTGATCCAACAACATTAGTCGAGATTCAAGGTTCAAGAATACAAACCGCATAGATCTTCGGTTATGGCATACAGTATAAAAGAAAAAATGAAGCTCCTCCGGGAGCTTCATAATCCAGAATATGCGGAAGTAGATCTGCATTTCCTTCAGAATATGTGTCCGCAAAATGATTTGTTTCGATCTCCAATAGTAAATGCGGCACGCCATTCGGAAAAGATTCTGTATACTCTTTTGGAGTATACGACTTCAGAGAAGATTCGCTTGAATCGTCGTCGTGTTGAAAATGAAAAACTTACAATTTTAGAATCTTATGAAAATGAGGGAAATACAAAAACGGATAAAGAAGCTAGAGCAGAATCAAGCATTAATATACAATGCGAAGGAAGAGCTTCAGATAATGCCGAAAAAGAAAATCTTGAAGGGGACTCCAGTAAAACAGATGTAACAGACGTAGAAAAAAAAAACGAACTTACGGTGACTCAGTAAAAATCCAGAAAGAAGAGGAATATCCGCAAATCGACTGGAAAAACATCTTTGACAAAGATGTCCAAATTGCGACATTAATCTATAATGATCGTATTAATACATGGCGTGAGATGAAGGTTCTAGATGCTGAACTCGACGAGAACCCTACCGAGAGCAAGGTAGCGAAGATGGCCGAGTTACGAATCCGGAACCTTCAATGTTTTGAGGAACTTCGATCTTTTAGCGATAGTGGCAAATGGAGAAACAAACATCCTCTACTAGTTCATTACTCCGAACGTTTCCAGTTAGAAGAGCTTCGTCGTAAAGATCCTGCGGCTTTTTTGATGAAATATGCTAATTGTCAACAGAATATAAAGAGATATAGATCATATCTCAATAATGACTCTCGAACAAGTCAACGTGATAACGATAGAAAGAACTTGGCTAAGCACCAAGCGCGTGAAGTAATTTTTGAAACGATATTGAAAGATGAAAGAAATAACAATTTATAATTTAGGAAATTTACCTACAGCTTCTTTAGATTCATTTTACGAATTGCAAGAAGATTTTAAGATACCGGATCCTGATAAGTTAGCTAAGCTGCAGATGTTGATTATCACCCGTGGGTTTAAGTATGCCTTTAAAGCATGGAAGGATACGGATGGTAAATTATGGATCATTGATGCGCACCAACGCAGGAAAGCTCTATTGGCTTTGCGGAAATCTGGTTTTCTAATTCCAGATATTCCTTATGAACCTATTTATGCGGAAGATAAAAAAGAAGCGGTCGAGGAAATTGCGGCTTATAACTCTGAGTTCGCTAAAAAAAATCCAGATACATTATTGTTCAAGAAGTATAACATCGACTCTGATACGATGGAACGTTTTAATTTACCTTTCGAAGCGAAATCTTTGGATATAGGTCTGCCTAAACACAATCTATTTGGAGGTGAAGATTTAGAAGATATAAAAGAGGACGAGGAGGAACTCCGGATTCCAGCGGAAAATGAATATATAACTAGACCGGGTGACATATGGCTATTAGGTAATCACCGCTTAATGTGTGGTGATTGTCGAGAAATAAAATCTGTCATGGAATTAATGAATGGGGAAATGGCGGATATATGCGTGACAGATCCACCATATAACGTCTCCTACCAAGGTGATACCCCTGATCAGCTGACAATCGATAATGATTCGATGGAAAATGATATGTTCTTGGTTTTTTTAAGACAGGTTTTTAGCTATATGTTCAAGATCATGAAGCCGGGAGCTGCGATATATGTGTTCCATGCGGATAGTGAAGGTGGTAATTTCCGAGTAGCATTCAAACAAGCCGGTTTTAAATTTGCTCAATGCTGTATATGGGAAAAAAACTCAATATGTCTGGGACGTCAAGATTATCAGTGGCAACATGAACCTGTTTTATATGGGTGGAAGCCCGGGGCATCACATTCTTGGTTTTCGGATCGGAAACAAACAACTATATGGAAGTTTGACAAGCCTCAAAGAAATGCGCTTCATCCCACCATGAAACCTATAGCTTTAATGGCTTATCCTATTCGAAATAGTTCTCGTCCAAGATCGATTGTGATTGATTTCTTTTCCGGAGCCGGATCAACTATCATGGCATGCCAGCAAGTGGATCGCATCTGTTATGCTATGGAAATAGATCCGAGGTATGCGGATGCGACCGTTTATCGATTTAAGGCTTTATTTAGGAACCAACCGATTCAACTCGTGCGTCAAGGAGAGACTCTCTCAGTGGATGCTACCGCAAGATTATTAAGCAATGGAAGACTATAGTGCTCAGATAAGATCGTTCGGTGCGCTTGGATATAGTCCGGAGCGCATAGCCTCTTTACTAAATCTGACAGGAAAAGAACGGGTGGAACTAGCGATCCGTCTGACAATTCCAGACGATCCGTTTTTTCTGGCTTATCAAAATGGACTGGCGATCGGGGCATGGAATATCGATGCGGAGTTAGCAAAGCAAGCAGAGAAGGGGGATATCGATTCTATTTCTGCTCTGGCGGAGCGTTCAAAAGAAAGAAAAATAAAGGATTTGAAGAAACACTTGTTTGGTATATGAATTACCTAGAGACTATAGAGAAGCTCCATCCTGATATCGTCCATCATTTCTTGCAAACGGGGGAATGTAAGGGTATTCCGGTAGAAGTACAACTATTTCTAAAACAGATACAATGGGCGGCAGAGATCTATGAATATGAACGAAATATCACTCGGGCCGCTCGTTTACTTCGCTCCCGCATTATGGCTTTACAGGAAAAGGATGTTGATATCAGAACCTGTAAGGCCCGGTTTTATTCTGCGATATCTTACTTCAATGTAGACAATAATGTAGCTACGAAGGTCTGGGAAACAGACTATGCCAATAAATATGAGGACCTTGCGAAATTGGCGATTTCAGCGGATGAGTATAAAACAGCCAAATCCTGCCTTGATGCTGCCCATGAATGTCGTCTGCGTGCTTCGGAGGCTGCGGATAAAGAAAATGCTTGGGCTCCGGTATTTTTAATATCTAATGAGGTTACGGCGGAATTGATAGGTTTTAATAAACGTAGCTTGAAAGTGATCGCTAAGAAAAATAACGATGGTTTCTATATAAATCTGATAGATAATTTACCGGTGGAAAAAGAGGAGAAACATCGACTTTTACGTGATGCTGATATTGTGGATGCTGAAATTATAGAGGAGATCCCTGGCCATGGAGAATAATGTTATCCAATCAAATCGTTTTGAGGATTACTATATGAACCTGATGCAAATTCGGGCGAATGTGGTGGATGCTAATACTCAAATAGTAGAAGTGGCACGTGCTGGCGGTAAGACCGAGGGTGTATTTGGCCCTCGTATTATTAAGGTTGCGAATGATATGCCCGGGGAGCTGGCTTTTTTGGTACATAAGACTTATACTGCGTTATTTACTAATATTTGGCCGAATATTCAAGCCTATTTTAGCCGGCCAATCATGAATGGAAAACGGACGATGTTGGAATATGGAGTCGATTATATTGTCGGAGAAAGTAAGATCCCCGGTCATTTTCGGCAGCCTCGCTATCCGATAGCTTTTCCAAAACATAGCATTCTATTTCGAAATGGTTTTCATTTACAACTAGTCTCCAGTGATCAGCCGGAGTCAGTGGCTGGGCGTTCGGGTACGCATGCCTTTATAGAGGAAATGAAGCACCAGAAAGGGGAGAAACTGAAGAGCCGTTTGTTTCCGTCTCTGCGTGGCTCTAGTGCGGAAATACGTGCCAGTCAATATTATCAAGGAATTACTGGAGTATCGGATACGGCTCGGGTTGATTTGGGGGAAGACAATTGGTTTGAAGAATATGAGCATAATGTAAATCAAGATTTGATAGAGGAAATAGTAACAGTTTCCTTACATTTGAATAAAGCTTTGTATGAGATGTACAAAGCGGATGTTTTATCTCGGGAGGAAAAAAATCCGGTCTTATTGGAAAAGATCCGGCTTGAAATAGAGAAGCAAAAGCGTACTATTGCCCTCTGGAAACCCCGATTGGCTGATATGCGCCGTTATGCGACTTACTATATTCGAGCCAGTTCTTTTGTGAATAAAGACATTCTTGGTCCAAAATTTTTTAAGACCCAATGGGAAAGCCTTGATATAGACGAGTTTTTAACTGCTATTTGCGCTATCCGGAAAAGAGCGGTCGTAGATAGGTTTTTCGCAAATTATGTCCCGAAGAAACACCAGTTTACGGATAGCTATAAGTATGCGAGTATTATGAGGCTGGACCTGAAGGAACACTTTCGGCTTACTGCTTTTTACTTGAAATATTATGACTCACGTGAGGAACTGCTGTTGGGATATGATCCAGGTCATTTTTCCAGTATCGTAGTTGCGCAAGAGCGTAAACAGGGAACAGAACTTCGTGTTTTAAAAGAATTTACTTGTTATTATCCGCAACAACAGCCAGAGTTGGCTTCTGCCATTCATGAATTCTTTGGCTCTGATGTGAAAAATAAGCGTATTCGTCTGTATTATGATCGTGCAGGCAATAAAAAGAAAGAGGACTTTGAGGCTATAACAACGGATGCCCGTATCCTGAAAAGAGAATTAGAAAGTTTTGGTTTTTCTGTGGAACTTATGAATGAGGGCCAGAGTACGATATATTATTGGCAACAATTCAAATTGTTATTGCTTGTTTTTGGAGAACAATCAAATGCTTTTCCACGTGTGCAGGTCGATGAGAACGAATGTCCGAACCTATGTAGTTCTATTATGTTATCACCGAGAAAGAAAACGGATGGACGCATTGAGCTGGATAAAACAAGTGAGAAGAAAGTCCCATTAAAATATCAGGCTGGATTAACTACACAGCTTCCTTCCGCTTTAATTTATTTACTTTATGGGCTTTATTCTGAACGTATGCCAAATGAATATACGTCGATCCCTGATGATTTACCGGATAATTCTATAGGATAAGACAATGGTTTGATATGAAAAACATTACCTTATAGTATGATAATGGTATGCTTTGACATTGAGAATGTATTTATTTGCTTGTTATTCAGTGATTATTTTAATCTCATATGAAATCTCGGTCTCACCGGATGCTCGCCGTGTGACGCCCCGCTGAGTAATCGACTTGAGTTGCATTCAGTCTTGGAACCCGGGAAATATGACAAAGGCCCGCCATGTCCTTTACCTCTCGTTCTAACCTTTATAGATTTGGGCATGGAAACAATACAAGGACCGCATGCGTTGCAATGGGCGAAGGAACTCTCGAAGTTACCGGATGGATGCTTTACCATCGTCTTTTACCCCTATTCTAAGGTAAGGGGGAAGGCGTCGGCAAAGCTTGTTACCAAGGTTGGCTGTAAGTACCGGGCACAGTTACCACAAGAGCGCTTCCAAGTCGATAGCGAGAACCTGTTCCTTTTTACGGATGCGGACGGGAAGCCAAAGTCATGTTACAGGATATTGATCCGGTATATGGGATTTTCTCAGGATGGTTTTAAACTTCATAAAGTAGATTGGCTATGAGTCAGATGGATGTGTGGGGAAACTTAGGTTGTTACCTAGATGAAGATAATGTCATTACTTTCCAAGTCGGAACGGATCCCGGTAGGGGATTGGTGCGAGATATGGATTCGGATACACTCCCTGTATCTGGGTATAATCGGAATATTGCCTTTCGTTGGCTAAATGTGGATGGTTATAACATATATTCTAGGGGAGGCGATAACCGTAAGTGCGAACGCCTTGAGGTTGAGATTAAGAATAATCGATTGCTTCCAAGCTTGATCGGTAAACAGATTAAGATGCTTTATGGAAAAGGTCCACGCATATATAAAGATCGGCTTGAGAATAATAAAGTTATCCGGGAATGGGTTGAGATACCAAAGGTAAAGAATTGGTTGGATGATTGGCAAAAAAATGGTATGGAGATGTCTTATACGGATTTTGGACTTGCTCTTATCAAGCGATATTATTTTTTCCGAGACTTCTTCGTTAAATGGCGTATGTCGCATGGTAAATCGATAGGGAAAATACCTGTAGCGGGTTTAGAATTGGTTGAGAATAAATACTGTCGACTTGCTACCCTAAAACAAGATGTTGCGGAAGATATTGTCCTGTATAACGATATGCGCTTTGTAGTGGTAGGGAATTGGAATTATGGGGCGGCAAAATTCAAGGTTTATCCTTTGTTCCGGATTAGTGAGATTGATAATTATAAGTATGCGGCGGTTTCTCACCATAGAGAAAGTACGGTAGGTAATCTTTATGGTGAGAACGAAACTCATGAGGGGGTTAAGACGCATATCAAGACATCAAACGAATTACCTGAATTTATTGATTCTTTCTTGAATAACAGTCTGGCAGCGAAAATACATGTTATAATACCTTATGCGTGGGTCGAGGCTAAACGCAAACAGATCAAGGCCCTTTGCGATGAGAATAAGAATCGTAAAAAGGAAAATATTCCTTTATTACAATATAATCATATTGATATAGGTACGGAGTATCGCGAATCGTTGATCGTCCAATATACTCAGGAAGAGCTACGTCGTTTTTCCAAATATTTGTCTGGGAAGAAAAATCAAGGGAAAGCGTTTTCTTCTTATTCATTTAAAACCGGTCAAGGAGAAGAAGAACGCTGGAAGATTGAGGTGATTGACTTGAAGTACAAGGAATATATATCCTCTTTGATCGAGTATGACAAACGTGTAGATGAAGTCTTGTTAGGAGCTGTAGGAATGGACTCTTCAATTTCTAGTGTAAGTAAAGATGGTGTAATATCAAAATCAGGAGCTGATGTTTATTACAACTATCTACTTTATTTGCAGACGCTCACTCCTGATGATGAAAAATGTAGTGAGCCGTTTAATCAAGTGTTACAGGTCAATTTCCCGGAACTATATAGACAAGGATATCGTTTTGGTTTTTATCGGGAAGTTCCGGCTCGGCAAGAAGAAGTTTCACCCAATGATCGATTAAATAAACAACAGCCATGAACAACGTGCTTATAGGATTATTCGATGGTATCGCTGATTTTAGGGAAGTGGTACCTTTTGTAGGTAGTGATATAGAACTGGATGAGTTAAATCCATCCGCCATTGGAGCGAGGAAGCAAATACAGGGTATAATTACTCCAGATCTTTGGAATCGTATTCTTGACAATAAGGATTCTGAAGCCTATTTATTTGTGAGAATCGCTTATGGTAATTTAACTATGCATAAGGCCATTATCTTCACGACAATCGCCAAAAGGATGTCAGGAGGGGCTGATGTATATAAATATGAGTTAGATACTATGCGGAGACAATATGTGGAGAATTATTATAATGCGATGGATTCTCTTATTAATGAGTTGTCTTCAAATAGTTCGTATAAGGAGGCTTGGCAAAAGACAACGGACTATCAATATTTGGATAGCTTACGTATTAAGACTACGGCTGAATTTAATAGTCTGTATGGTATAGACATGTCTTATCTTTTTTTCTTTCGGACTATCGCCATTCAACGTGAGGTACTTGATGATACAATTGGAGGGTACTTTGTAACTATACAAGGACGGGAGGAGGATTTTGAAATGAAACTGAAACGAGCATTAGCAATGTTAGTTTTATCTATCGCTCTTTATCGTTTTGATATTATTGAATTGCCGGCAACGATTCGGAACTTGTTTGACGAAGCAAAAGGTTTTCGTCATGGTTCTTCCGAGAAAGCTTCTTTAAATGACTTATCTGTTTCTTTACAAAGTCAAGCGATGGGCATGATCAAGGCGATCGACTTGGCTCTAAGTGATCCAGAATCTGGGAATGTTGACTCTATGACCTCCTTTAATCGGGATAGCGATAAAATATACTTGATGCCATGAATGCTCCAGTAATTATTTTTGAAACGACATTAGGGGAATATAGTATCCCAAACTCGTGGGAACGGCTTTCTCCAATGTTATATCTAGAATTATGCCGGTTACTTCATAGATATGCTATCGGTGAAATCTCATATAGGGAACTTCATCTATATTATGTTTGTTTAGCCCTGGATTTGGAACCTCAAAAGATAAAAGGGATCACGGCTCGTGAGAATTTGTATCTTCTATCTGCGCAGATCGACTTTATATTTAAAGATATGAATGTCATAAATAACTGCTTTCTCGCTCAATTAGTTCCGACCTTGATCGTAGGGAACCGGCTGTTTTCATCATATACGATACATACAGACTTTGAGACATTGACCTGTTCTCTTACGGCTATACAGTTTATTGATGCTTATGGCTTACTTGGTTGTTCTGTAGAAAAGCTTCCTCTACTAGTCGCTATTCTTTATTATCCAGAAAAGTACACCTCAGAGGGAGCGCATATGTTATCACAAACATTTGTTGACGTGGATCCAGTTATACTTCAAGCTATTACGCTAAACTTTCAGGCCTTCTCTAATTATTTGTTTACTCGCACACGATTCAACATATTGTATCTCAAAAAATCGAAGGATCATAAACCGTCTATATCAATAGGAATGGCTGAAAGTTTATATAATCTGTCAGCTGATGGTTTGGGGGACGTTGATGTGATCGAGCAAATGCCGGTCATTAAATATTTGACTATTCTCAGAAAAAAACTGATAGAGAGTGTTACGGCTATGAATGAGGTAGGTTTGGATCTGGTAGAAATTTCTGATAAAACCGGTTTATCCATCAAAATGATAAAAATGATCTTATGAATACGTCTTTATTAATAGAATTATTTCTTTACTATGCTCAGTTCCCAGAGAGAGAGGCTATCGTACCTTTATTTAATAAAGGAAAAAGCTACATTCCGGGATATGGGGAGCTGCTCAAAGAAGCTCTTGATTTACGGGATGATAAGATTATCCCGGAGATCAAGAATTATGTATTTGGGCCAAATTTCGATGCCGTATCTGCCCGAGTCAATAACTTGATTGGTCATTACCTTTTCGTGGATTATGGCGAAATTGAGTGTGATACGGATGGAAGTAATCGTTTCGTTGACTATACTCGTCTGGCGATAACGGTAGCTTACAGATTAAAGGATTTCTCCGGAGATTTGATGGAACAGCTGATCGTTTCTGATAGATGTCTTTCTTGTCTGGTGTCGATACGTAATCAGATGATTCGAGAACAACGGGAACGCTATTGGCTGAAAGATATCTCTAATAACCATACATTAACTCCATTCATCGCACGTGAACTTTCAAGTATAGGGTGGACACTGCTCTTTAATCGTAATGGCTATGATACTTTTAATGCGAAAGGAAGAAAGTGAGTGTCCTTTAATTTTTATGCTTTAAGAGACAATTTTGTACTGATAATAATATTGGGACGTTCATGGACTGGACAACAATCGTGATATCTTTTTTTTCGTTGATTGGGGGTGGGGGGATCGCTACTATTGTATTGCTTCCCCAAAAACGTCGTTCAGCGGAACTGGAAAATGAAGCGAAAGTTAGTGAGCAGTGGCGCGAACTTTTCTTGCAGAGTAAAGAGGAGCAAACCCGTAAAAGTGACTTGATAGACAAGCTGTATGATGATCTTAAATCTTCAAGAGATGAGAACAATCGGCTTACAACGAATGTCGCTGTTTTACGACTTTGGAAATGTGAAAAGCTGGAGTGTTCAGGACGTAAACCACCAATAAGTGTAGATCCATTTAAGAAATTAGAGGAGGAACAAAAATGAGAACTGAAAAATTACCTCGTGGACTCCGGAATAATAACCCGGGCAATATTCGTAACAACGATAATATTGATTGGCAGGGTGAGATTGCCATACATGAGAAAAGGGATTTTGTTTTTGAGGAGTTTAAGGATAGGGTTTCTGGCTATCGAGCTTTATTGAAGTTACTTCGTAATTATAATAAACTTCATGGTTGTCGGACTATTCCGGACTATGTACGGCGGTGGGCTCCAGAACACGAGAACAATACTTCAGGATATATTTCCCGTGTTTGTCAAGAGATGGGGATTCCTACTACTTTCGTTCCGGATCCTGATGATAAATCGATCATGTGTGCGATGGCCGCAGCTATTAGTGAAGTCGAGAATGGAGTTCCCGCTATACTCTCTGAAGTCGAAGCCGGATGGGATGCGTTGTGAGTCGAGCGATATTATGTTTGTGTACTACCTTTTGCTTGGTAGTTTGTGGATGTAAGACAAAGCAAAAGACGGAGACGAATACTGATATAAAGAAAGAATATCGTTCAGCGTATATGTACTCAAGACTCTCCGGGCTTGTTTATAATGATTCCATAAAAGAAAATCTACGGAGTGAATTATCCGGACAGATAACATTCTGGTCTCGTCCAGATAGCATTGGGGTACAGTATAAAGTAGCTGATATGATTTTTGAGGTTGAAAATAATAGTCGAGTTGAAGGTGGTAGCTGTTTACAGAAATCAGATTCGTCAGCTATTGATTTAAGTGTTCAAGATGATTTAGTTGATAGGTCGGAAACGGTCAGTTTGAATTTAACGGATAGTAAGTTATTTGATGCAGGCTTACTATCATTGATTATAGGAATTGGTATTAGTCTTTTAATAGGTTGCTTTTTCATAAAAGGTAGAAAATAAGGTGTTTTTCATGGTATTAGAATTAAGTTAGTTTGAACCATCTTGCTCGTGAGAACAGGATGGTTTTTAAGAAGATAAACTAAGCTAAAATCTTAATAATAAGCAGGTTAAGACTTGCGTGTGCCTAACTATAGTGTTACCTTAGATGTATAATAAAGTAAAGGAAATCAATAAGTTATGGAACAGCGAATAGCAAATATCTTAGCGCAGACAACAACAAAGACTTTAAAAATTCAACAGCTTCTTATGCTTGGTCTTACTCGCCGACAGGTAGCGGATCTAGTAACTAACGGAAACTACGGTTTCGTCCAAAATGTTTATGCTAAAATGAACTTGGCAAACCCTTCAGTGCAAATATTAGAAATGCAAAGTTTGGATTATTCTTTTACACGTCGCTTTGGCGTGGAAATAGAGGCCTACAATTGCCAGATGGAGATCTTGGCAGAAGCTTTACGAGAAGAGGGTATACAGGTAACGATTGAAGGCTATAACCATTATACCCGTAACCACTGGAAACTGGTAACAGATTCAAGTCTTTCTGGTTGCAACACATTTGAGCTTGTAAGCCCGGTTTTGGAAGGTCAGACTGGATTGAACGAGTTAAAAAAAGTGTGCTGGATCCTTGATGCTTGCGAGGTAAAAGTAAATGCTTCTTGCGGTTTACATATCCATTTTGATGCGGCGAACTTTGACCTCCAGACTTGGAAGAATTTAGCGATTTCTTATAAGCATATCGAATCTGTAATAGATAAATTTATGCCAGAAAGTCGCCGACAAAACACATATTGCCGTAGCCTTCGGAATATTATGGAACAAAAGATAAATAGCGCACAAAGTATAAATGAACTTCAGAGAGTAGCTTTTGGGAATACGAGATATTTTAAATTAAACCCGCAAAGTTATTCTCGCCACAAGACGATAGAGTTTAGACAACACGCCGGATCGATAAATTACGATAAAATAAGCCAGTGGATTTTATTTTTGAACGGTTTAGTTATCTTTGCTCAGTATCAACCTATTTCAATAGGAACAGCGTTGAATGATTTGCCTTTTCTGAATGATGAGCAAAAAAGTTTCTTTAGATTACGAACAAAAAAATTGAATAGATGATGAAGAGTAAGAAATTTTTATTGCAGGATGGTGGTGAAATAACTGCCTCCTGTGCTTCAGACTTTGTAATGAAATTACGTGAAGGTAGCCGCTTCGATTCGGAATGCACAGATACCGAATATATGACGAGTTTTGCGGATCGCTTCCTGCAGATGTCGGGTTTTGCTATCCGAGCAGATTCCCCAGAGCACTTCTTGGAGGATTTGATAAAATATGGTTATGTAAAAACAGATCTAATAATATGTAATGGTTGATTTCTACTAAAAAGATGCTTTTGTATAAAGTGAATATCTTTTTTATGGATCCAGCTACAAAAAAATAGCAAATAATCTTTGGATTATTTGCGTAATAAGCTAAAGGTTATTATATTTGTGATGTCAAACAAAACGAGTATTAACAATAAATTTTAAGCCTATGACAGAAGAGGAGCGAGAGGAACTCGTTCAACAAAAGGAAAACCTAAAATTATTATTTGAGTTCCATACAGGGAACCGGGTAATAAAGGAAGATCCACAGTTCGAGCAATATATCAATGATATTTTAGATATGATTGCAGAGATCGAAGAAAAGCTGAAAACACAGAGTGATTAACAAGGCCCCTCTTAGGAGGGGCATAAAAAAGATATATATATGAGAGACTTGTCAAAATTTCTACCGACCGAAGATATGCAGGCTGATTTTGAAAAGTTCAAGAGCATGTCTCCCGAGGAGCGTGTAGCATTTCAAGAAGAGCGAGCCTGTAGGATGGACTCTATGTCTGAGGATGAACGTAAAGCTTTCGCTGATTCTACTCGTGAGGGATTACGTGCGATTAAGGACGAATTGCAAGATGTAAAACTCGCTTTGGAATTAGGTGATGTCGCAAATGCGATCTCTTTGAGTTATATAGCGAAGGCTTATTTTGGAAAAAGTAAGAATTGGCTTTATCAACGTTTAAATGGTAATAAGGTTAATGGTAAACCAGCTCAATTTACGGAAGAGGAGCGTAAGCGTTTTGCTGAAGCTCTACTAGATTTGAGTAAGAGAATAAATGAAACTGCGCTTAAGTTTGCTTAAGCTCGGGTTGTTTGACAACAATAATGATAGCCCTCCTTCTTATAGCGGGAGGGCTTATTAAATTTTAATATTATGGAAGGAGATATTAATTATATTATTGTATTTCAAAGTTTGCCTAATGGTGAAGAAGAAACTGGTCGAGAAATTTATGAAGATTGTATAAAGAGGAGAATTAATCTTTATAATAAACATATCATTCATCGTTTTTATGATATATCAGACAAATGCGAATTCTATTCAATTATAAATAATATTAAAAAAACAATTGACTTTTTTAGTGGAAATTTATTGTTCCATTTTGAAATGCATGGAAATAAAGATAGTGGAATTTACTTCAAAGATAATTCTTATATCGAATGGAGGAGGGTTGCAGATATCTTACGGGATGTCAATGTGTTAACGGGTAATAGGCTATATGTGACATTCGCTACATGCTATGGGCGATATTTTTATGCAGAGCCTGACTTGCATAAGAAAATACCATGTCATGGATGTATATCGTCAAGTAAGGAGGTTTCTACATCTGAGATATTGGAGGATTTTTCATCAATTTTTGAATGCATGATTGATAAAGGAAATATTATTCAAGCATTAGAATGTGTAAATAGTAAAACTAAATTTATATATAAGGATATGGAAAGTCATATTATTAGCGCTTTTGATGATTTTATAAATAATTTAATAAAAAGAGGTGATGAGGGAGGTTGTTATGATTTGTTAAAAAAGAAGTTAGGTGAAAAAATAGGTGAAGATATGGCCGAGTTAGAAATTAAAAATCATTTAAGGGAAAAATTATATAGAAATACTCTTTTTAATAAATGAATTCTAATATCCAGCTCTTTTGAAAATTTGATTATGTTAACTCTATAATTAAATGAAGTTTTATAGCTAAGGTCTGGATTTCTTGTTAGTAATTATAAATTTTCTAAAATAATAAGGAAAGAACTTTTTTGGTTATATTAAAAACTTTTCTCATATTTACATCGCCCAAACGTTGTTGAACCTTATATGTATCCTCTCTCATTGTGTAACCCGTAAAGCCGGGTTCTGATGTCAACAATCAGTGGGCGCACAATGTGAGAGGATTCGCCATTTATAACCATGGATTTTAAAGATACAATTAAACAAGTTGCGGAACGAGTCGCTAAGCTAAAAGACAGTCTTCAAACTGAAGAAGCGACAAAAAATGCATTGATCATGCCCTTTATTCAAGCATTGGGCTATGATGTTTTTAATCCTTTTGAAGTAATGCCCGAATATACTTGTGATATCGGTACAAAGAAAGGAGAGAAAATTGATTATGCTATTTTGAAAGATAATGAACCAGTGATACTTATAGAGTGTAAGCATTGGGCAGAAAAATTAAATTCACACGATAATCAGCTTTTACGTTATTATCATGTATCGTGTGCCCGATTTGGTATATTGACGAATGGCATTGAATATCGTTTTTATACAGATCTAGAGGAACCTAATAAAATGGATGGAAAGCCATTTTTGGTTTTGAATATGCTAGATTTGAGGGAGAATCAGATAGAGGAGGTTAAACAATTTCATAAATCATATTTTGATGTTGACAGTATAGTGAATGCCGCCAGCGAATTGAAATTTATGAAAGGTTTGAAAGATCTTATCCTTGCTGAAATGGAAGCTCCGAGTGAGGCTTTGGTTCGTCTGTTCGCAAAACAAGTATATTCTGGTGTTGTCACGGCTAAAATACTAGAGCAATTTACAGATTTGACAAGGAGATCATTTAGCCAAGTTGTCAGTGATATTATAACAGATCGTTTTAAAACGGCGTTAAATAAAGAAACTGAGAAAAAAGTGGAAGAAACATCACATGCAGATACTCCGGAGCCTTTAGCTTCTGAGGAAGAATGTAAGATTATTACGACAGAAGAAGAAAAGGAGGGATTCTTGATCATTCGAGCGATGCTGCGTAAATATATCGATATAAACCGAGTAGCGCAACGTGATACTCAAAGTTATTTTGGTATTCTTCTTGATGATAATAATCGTAAACCTATATGTCGTCTCTATTTTAATGGAGGTAAAAAATATATCGCAACATTTGATGAGAACAAAAAAGAGACGAAGAACTTAATTGAGTCTTTGGATGATCTTTACAAATATGAGGAACAATTGGTTACTGTTATTAAATTTTATGATAATTAATCGGTTTGATATAAAAAGTTGATATTATGGTATTTGTTATGTGGATTGCCTTTGCTTTTGTTGCAGGCTTCGTTGGTAGTGGACGTAAAATTGGATTTGGATGGGCCTTCTTTTGGGCATTATTGTTAAGCCCCTTAATCGGGCTGATCATAGCTTTTGCATCAGATAAAAAATCTGATATGGAGCTTAGAGAAGTACAGGAAAAACAAGCTGAAGCAATCCAAGTTATCAAAGAATATAGTAAGAAATCAGTAACTGATCAGATTAAAGAAGCTAAAGATCTATTGGATTCTGGAGCAATTACAGAAGATGAATTTGATAGTTTGAAAAAGAAACTACTGAATAGTTGATCTTTTGCATTGTAGATCCAAAAATTTTCACCATATTTGCAATGCGAACAACATAATGGTAAGACCATTCAGATGAGTAACTGTAAATGCTCAGGCTATGTTGGGCTTTTTTTATGCCCATATTTTTATGATATAAGGCGGTTGCCTTTCCCAAACATTACTAATGCTCTCTGGGGCTACTGTTATGTTGTTCGCAAAACACGGGAAATGGCAGCCGTTCTTTTTTAGTAAACATGCCTTAATGCGAACAACATAACAGTATGAAAACAACTTCATTAACCGTATCCGTTACCAGTACTCGGCAGCGAATACAAGTGTCGAATCCTTTCACTTGGGTGAAAGTCCATGCCCTAGCGTTAAATCTCCGGAGCTGTCTCCCGGAAGAGTGGCAGGATCTTTTACCAGTAACATGCGTGAAAGATCTAAAAATTACCCTATCTTTATTGGCGTGTATTGGTGCCCTGTTGCTGCCTTATTTTGTATGTTTGCCGATTCTTGCGACACTTGCGTATTTCAGTTATTCATGGCACACACCAAAAAGTAAGGAAGGAGGTCGGAAATGACCATAGAGAATGTATGTGTTTCGAAAGCCATGCTCGATAAAATAAGGTATTGGCAAGAAGATGAAAATATTGGACTTCTAGAAGACATCAAGACTATTGATGATGCCATTACTTTTATCGCTTGCGAACACGATGATCCCGGCATGCTTAGTGAGAAGGAGTCGCTCTCCCTTATAGCCGCTTTGAGTTTTGTCAAGAAAAGATTACGTACATTTACTGGAAAGGAAAATCAACAATGAGTACCAAGAAAACAGATTTAAACCCCTACGTCCACGCTATTCGTGAGCGGTTCGAACCTACCGAAAATGAGAGTAAAGCTACTCATAAGTTATCAACGAAGGAGGTGGCTGACGCTATTAATGAGCTAAACCCGGGTTGCAACGCTACAACTCAAGACGTATACGATGCGCTCTTTGAGGCGGGTTTTGTATTTCGGGCTCCTCGAGGAACATTGGGACTTAACTTCAAATGGTTAATGATTGAGAAGTAATATATTAAGGGTACGTCCTTTTAAGAAATAGAGCGTACCCTTTGCTTTGTAGCCAAAACGATCCTCATGGTTACAGACGAACTTATAAAAACTGAATTTATTCATACAATCGTATCTCGGGATATCAACCGAATATATGATATACAGACGGATGTGATACGATCTAATTTTTCCAAAGGAACTGGTCGCTTGGCTAATTTCCTTAGTCAACATCCTATAACTTTCTCCGGAGAAGGTTTAAAACAGACTTACCACATGCGAATATTCTCATATCTTCGATTCCTTGATATACGCTATCGCAAACAGGATATGTTTTTCCGGAGAAAATTAGCCCTATATAATCGAGTGATATGGGGTGTTCTTTATAATGAGACCTTACAGGATATCCGTTATGGCCTTACCGATAATATCCGGCAATTAATGAGGGATGATCTTGAGCAATTTGGGGGTATTTCTTCTCCTGAACTTCGTGATAGTTGGACGAAACACCTTCTGTAGTGTCCTTTAAGGCCGATAGTCATACTTTTATTTTCGTCTAAAAATAGAAGGTATGGCAAAAAAACTTTCAGAAGATGAGTTGAAATGGATTCTTTCAGTTGATGCGACAGAGGCACAACAGGGTATCCGTTCGCTCACAAAAGATAACGATAAGCTTAAGGCTTCAAATAAGGAATTGAAGAACCGGATGATCGATCTGATCGCTACAGGGAAAAAGGAGTCGGAAGAATATAAGAACCTCTCGAAAGAAGTTTCTAATAATAATGATCAGATTGATCGGAATAAAGAAAAGATGAAGGCCCTTGAGGGTACGTTAGGACTTACGGCCTTGACAATGGGACAACTCCGAAAACAAGCGAAAGACTTACAACGGCAATTGGATAATACGTCTGAGTCTCTACATCCAGAGGATTACAAAAGACTGGAGAAAAATCTGACAGACGTGAGATCCCGCATGGCTGAACTTAAAACGAATGGCCAAAAGACGGGAGACGCTTTATCTTCCTCCTTTTCGAAAGTAACTACGGTTGTAAAGGGTTTCCTTGCTCTAAAAATAGTGGGTTATGCGAAGGATCTTGTGACAAACGCTTTAAATGTCCGGAAAGAATTTGCGAAATATGAGGCGGTACTTCGAAATACATTTCAAAGCCAAGAGAAAGCGGTTACATCAATGTCTATGTTGAAACAACTTGCGAAAGAAACACCTTATTCCCTGCAGGAGGTTACGGAGGCCTATATTAAAATGGTTAATCGTGGTATAACGCCTACTCACGATGAGATTATAAAATTAGGTGACTTGGCCAGTTCCCAAGGTAAATCGCTGGATCAACTTATAGAGGCGTTGTTGGATGCCCAAACGGGAGAATTCGAACGCTTGAAGGAGTTTGGAATCAAAGCGAACAAAGAGAATGATAAGGTTAAGTTCGGATTTAAGGGCATCACTACTGAGGTTCAGTTTACCGAGAAAGCTATTTCTGATTATCTATACTCTTTGGGGGATCTTCAAGGGGTTCAAGGAGGGATGGCCGTGCAAATGGATGAGCTGGAAGGACGATACGCTAACTTTGGAGACTCGGTGGATGCCCTTTTCAATACTATAGGGCAAAGGATTGAACCTGTAGCTAAAAAGACATTATCTTGGTTAGGTAAGATCGTAGATGGACTTCGGGTCGCTTTGAGTAGTATTGACCAGTTGAATCAGGATAAGTATAATGAGGCTACGCAGAATGCTTATAAGGATACTCAGGAACAAGTGGATGTCATGGTAAATAGCCTAGTCCGGCAAGGTATGGAAAAGAAGAAAGCTATTGAGAGTACTGTCGATTTCCTTCGTAAGCAATCTGCTGCGGATCTGGCTAAAGCGGAAGAGCAGCAAGCAATCATTGAGACTAAACTGTTGAACAGTATTTGGCCGGCGGCCCAAAAGAAACTACAAAAATCTTTGGAAAAAAAGAAAGCCGAAATACAAAGATACAAATCGGAATTAACAGCTCTTGATGATAAAGTTAAATCTATGACGCCTGAAAAACATAAAGTCTCCGAGTCTGGACTTAAGAAACAAAATTCTACGTTTAAATCAGCGATGGATTTAAAACTGCAGCAAATGGATAATGCCCATTCACAAGAACTGCTTAAATTGAAACAGAATAAGACTGAAAATCAGCAAACAGAAGAATTCTATAATTTGGAGGTACTACATTCGGATGCGGTTTATTATGAAAAGAGGATAAAAGCATTGGAGAGCTTTCGAAAAAAGACATCAGATCCTAAAACTCTATCCTCTATTGATAAGCAATTGAATGACGCTCGCAATGTTCAACTTGATATCACTCAAAAACGGGAGGCTGAGATATTGAAGGTATTAAAAGACAACCGTGATAAACAACTGAAAATAGAAGATGAATCCTATAAGACACAAACTGTTGTATTTGAGAAATCTTTAGCGGATAAAAAGATTACACAGCAACAATATAAGATGCTGGTACTCTCTGCGGATTCAGCGCATGCGGAAGCCCGGCTCAAAATAAATAAGCAATATCAATCAGATGCCACTTCATTGGAGCTTTCCTCTGGCTCTTTGAAAGCCGAGGCCATAAAGGAAGCGAACGATGCTGTCTTATCTGCGGATCTCGAGGCGGCGAAGGCTAGATCTTCTCAACAAAAAAAGCTTCAGGATCTTGTTAAAGATTTTAAGTCTGAATTTAAACTGACAACTGTCGGCGAAGAGACAGAATTGCAGATGAAGGTTCTGGAGGATGCTTATAAAGCGAGGAAAGAAATGGCCGAAAAGGAGCAAATGAGTACCTTGGAGTTGGATACGGCCTATGAGAAAGCCAAGACAAATATATTACAGCAAGAGGAGGATAAACGTAATCAGATTCGTTCTCAGTATGGCTTGCTATCTATGCGAGATGAATATGATCTGGAAATGGCGCAACTCAAGAAGCAACATGATGAGGGATTAATCTCAGAAGAGGAGTATCAGAAGGCTAAAAACCAGATAAAAGTCAAATACCTAAAAAATAGCTTCGATTATTATGCCAATATGTTCTCTGGGGCCATTAATGCCTTGCAAGAAGCGGAAATTGCTAATATTGACGCTAAATACGATGCTGAGATCCAAAGGGCAGGAGACAATACTGAAGAAGTTGCCAGACTGGAGAAAGAAAAAGAAGCAAAGAAACTGGAAGTCCAGAAAAAATATGCGGGTGTACAGTTTGCTATTAAGGTATCCGAGATTATAGCAAATACGGCAGTTGCCATTATGCAGGCCTTTGCCCAAATGGGACCTGTGGCGGGAGCGATTGCGGCGGCTATGTTGACTGCGACTGGTGCGGCTCAGATCGCAACAGCTAACGCCGAGCGTAAGAAAGTGATGAATATGACAGTTGATAGTACAGATGGTGGATCTGGTGGAGGCTCAGGGGCTCGGGTAGTGACTGGGAAGCAATCTGGTGGCTACATGGATGTCGTACGCTCTCAAGATGGGAAAGAGTTTAGGGCTTCTGTTGATCCTGATAAGCGAGGATTTATTGATCAGCCTACGGTTATTGTCGGTGAAGGTCCTATTGGTCATAGTAAGGAATGGGTCGCTAGCAATGATGCGTTGGAGAATCCCACAGTAAGACCTTTTATCAATGTACTTAATGAGGCTCAAGAAAAAGGAGAAATCCGTACTGTAGACATGAATCAGATGATGCGCAAACGTTTGGCTGGATTCGAGTCTGGAGGTTCTATCGTAAAAACAAAGGATGGTAGTGGTAACCAGTTATTTACTGATTTGAAAACTAACGTTCAAGAAGAGAATGTTGATCCTCGTTTATTACGGGCAATTCTTCAAAAACTGAGGGATGGAATTCGATGCTATGTCGTATACAGCGATATCGAGGCCGCCCAAAAGACATTGGACAAATCCAAAAAGATAGGAGGCAAATAAGATGGACATCATTCACGAATCCGGCAAGGCTTACGACCTAGGAGACATCCAATTGACCTTATCCCGGATGAACCCGTTCTTTAACGATTACGGAGAGCAGAGCTTACCGGTAACACTCCCTCCCACGGACAGGAATAGGGAACTACTCATCTATCCGGATAACATGGCCGGGATCAGCAAGGCCTCGCAGCGGATCAACGCCATGATCCAGCACGGGGTATTCTCCATCCCCTGCCGTCAAGCCATCCTGTCGGCGAACCGGAAGACCGGGATCGAGACCAGCTTCTACCTCAATACCGGAGCGTTCTACGAGAAGATCAAGGATGTACCGTTATCCACGGTCTTTAAGGACAAGGTTATCAAGTTCGCGTCTGTCAGCGAGGCGATATCCTTCTGCCGGAACCTGTTCATTACACATGACGACCGATTCGCCTTGTTCCCGGCCATCCTAGAGTCCGGTTCTTTAAACGCCACCGGTGATCCGGGACCGGACGGATATCCCCGTCTTTACAACGACGTGGAGCGGACGGAGGTAGTCGATGAGAAAACGATCCGGTTGGCTCCGGGATTCTACATATCCCCCTTCATCCGTGGATTGCATCTATTGGAGGAGATATTCGCCTATCTTGGCTACACCTTGGAGGACTCCTTCTTTTCCCGCACCACCCCATTCAAGGACATGGTTTTTTTGAACAACACGATCGATACGATCGTAAAGGGCGAGATCCGATACTCCCAGATCGTCCCGGACTGCATGATCAAGACGATACTGGACGTATACCGGTATAAATTCTGCTGCGAGTTCATCCCGGACGAGACCCGCAAGACCATCCGTATCGTGCTATTCGATGAGAACCTGAACGAGACACCCTCCTGCGACCTCACGGATTGCGTAGCCGGTAAATATACCGTCAACCATCCCTCGAGCTTCAAGCAGTTAAAGCTTACCTGTGACCGGCTCACGCCGCCGGAAGAGAAACAGGAGAGCGAGCGCCCGATGCCAACGACGGGAAGAGCAACAGGGAACGAGAACGAGGAGTTCAGTACCTTGGTAGACCTATTAAAGAAATACCCGGACGTGGAGTATAACCAGATATCGGGTGAGTTTGTCCGGAGAGGTTACAAGGGGATCACGCCGGTCACGCAACGGATCGGTCTGGTCACGATGGATTATTACGCCGGCGGGACACTGGAGACGGAGAGCAAGGAATCCCCGGACGTGCTACCGGCGATGGTCTATACACCTGCTTTTGGCAGCGGAGGAGCCGGGGCCATCCCGCATCTCGGGATTTATATAGGGACCGGAAGATCGTTGAACTCCTCCATCATCATGGATTCCGTGAATGACTCCACGTCTGAGGTGGTAGGCGAGGCGGAGGATAACGAGGAGTTGAAACCCATGCCGGCGTTCGTATTCCATGCCGGGAAACTGGACTACGGGACGATCCTCAATCATGACGCAGATGGAAACAAGCTCTGGAACTATACGCTCGCCTACCACGGCCCGGACGGGCTTTTCGAACGGTTCTGGCGAAATTACGATTCCCTGCTCCGGAACTCTCTGCTCGAGATAAAAGCGAGCATGCTTCTCAGTGACATCCAAAAGGTATCGCTCTCCGAGTACAGGAAGGTGACGATCGAGGGACAGGAGCTGCTTCCCTCCGCCATACAATATAGCCCGGGTTCCCGGGAACCCTTGGAATCCACGTTCCTTACCACGAGGCTTTACGAGCCGGTATCCACGGCCATGGCCGAGACGGAGCGGTTCGCCTCCCATGTATCCAAATATAAATGGAAGGTCAACTACTCCCGGTCCAACGCCAGCGACAGCGTGAAAAGAAGATGGGTATTCAAGGAGGAACCCGTGACCATATACTACGCCCCGCCCAGCGCATACCAATACGTGCAGGGCGGGAAATACCATCAAGCCACTTATCCCGTGCAATTCTATAGCCGTGGCTCCGCATCCGGGCCGACCGATCCGGAGGACGGTACCCTGACCGTGTGGCTCGAGCCCGTGACCCGGTAACTGTCCTTTATCGGACCATCCGATACCCATACTTTTGGGGGTAAAATAATCGCAAATGGCAACGATCATAGACAAACCAGACGCTCTGAGCCTGTCCGGGAACATGAGGAAATTTGTATTGGGGGCAAAAGAGGCCGTCTCTTTCATCTTGAAGAAAGGAACGGCCACCTTGCTCGAGCAAAGCTACGAGCCCGGGCCGGACAAGATGGTCACGATCGACGTGAGAGAGGTGGTGGAAAGCCAATTGAGCTATACTTTGGACACGGCCCAAGAGATCTATTCCCAAAATACCATATTCGCCGATTTCACGGCCACGATAGACGGGACCTCCCACTCGTTCCGGGCGATCCGGTGCGGGATAGCGGATCTGGCGGACACGCCGGGAAACTGGTTGAAGTCCCACTTCCTCACGTGGCAGCCAAAGGTCAAGGAGGTGACCTATTACTCACCGGAGTGGTTGACCTACTACGCCATATCGGACTGCACGGTAAAGGTCAAGGCCACGTTCCCGGACAACTCGTCGAGCACGACCTCCTTGAAGGGAATGACCGCCGGCGAGTGCGTGACACTCAATCTCCAATACGCGATCGTAGCCAAGCTATTCGGGAACAAGTACCCCAGCTATCTCGAGGTTTACGCCGAGGCCGGCGGAGCGAGACTGAGCGTATCGCAATTCTATAAATTCACGGATATCCATTCCGAGGACGAGCAATGGTTCCTTTTCGAGAACAGTCTGGGCGGTATGGACACCTTCCGTGCCCATGGGGTGAACCGTCTGCAGGCGGAGCATGGCCACCTGATAGCGGAACTGGGCGAGAACCTGTCCGAGTATGACGTGGAGACCGATCGTAAGTTCGTTAAGAACACGGGATTCCTCGATGATTACTCCCGCCGTTGGTTGCTGGATTTTTTCCCCAGCCGGGCCAAGTATATATACGAGGCGTCCATGATCCGGAGAATAATCGTCACCGAGAGCGACGCCACCTACACCTCCAACGATCTCCCGAGCTCCTATACGTTCACGTACCGACTCTCGGAGATCTCGAGATACCTGAACCTTATCCGTAACGAGAAAGAGCTTCCGGATAATCTAACGGTTCCAAACCTCTCCTCGCCGGATTTTATTTTTCCCCCTCGCTTAGCTGAGCTCCCACGGCAAGAGCTTGGCGAGGGGGTATTATTCCCGGCCTTTGATCCGCATAACCCGAAAGCATCCGTTACGTCTTTTGGTGTAATACATGACACGATAAGGAACGGCATCATAAGCGAACTTGGAGAGATATGGAGGGCTATCGTCAACGGAGCAGGAGGATCGGGTGGACCGGGAGACGATTTCTATCATATAAAATTAGATGATCTGACAGAGCCGTCCGATGAGAACGCTTTCACTGCTCTTAGAGTCTTGAAGGAGATACTAAAGCCTATATCCGCACTTGATGATCGCTTTTTAAGAAAAGATATAGATGATACGGCGCATGGTAACATCACTTTCGAAAAAGACATAATCTTAAGCGGGCTGGAATCCTCCATCTACTCAGACCGTGACGCTGACAGTTTCAAGCACGAGAACGGTTTCCGTATCTTCGCCGACGGCACGGCATGGGTGAAGGACTTGAAGGTGAAGCATGACTCCATGTTCGCCGGTTCCCTTTCCTCTCCTACATTCGCCTCCGGTTTCCCGAACGGGACGGGATTCATGATAGCGCCTTACAAGGTGACGAACGCCGCCGGTGTGGAGGAGACTAAATACAAGTTAGAGATCGATTCGATCTCGGTACGCAACGAGCTTAAAGTATATACGTTCGTGGTCTCGCAACTGCTTGGCGAGAACGACAACCGCATCTTCGCCGGAATGATGGAGGTGGATCATTACGACCCGGAGACCGGCCGGATCTACTTGGATACCGACGGGGGCAGGTTGTACAACCCGTTCCGGGAAGGCGATATCCTCATGGTACAGCAGTTTCAAGGCGATCCTACCTTGCAGAACGACTACAAGATGACCAAGTCGTACGAGCTGAAGGTGGTGGAAGTGGCCGTAGGGGACCTCTCCGACGGCGAGAACCGTCTGGACTGGCTCCGTTTCACGAATTTCGTTGGAAATCTGTCGGACATCGCCAAGAGGGATACCCTTTGCCGTGTGGACAATCCAGATAACTCCACCCGCAGCGGCATCATGAAGATCACCACGGTGGATGAGTTCGGCACGCCCTACATGGACGTGATCCGTGGGATGAAGACCGATCCGGAAAACTGCGTGAAGGTACGGGTGGGAAACATGAACGGTCTGGTAACGCCTTATTTCGGGAGGCTGGAGGGCGATGGTATATACGTGGAGAATCTTTACGCCCGTGGGCAGTTCATGCTCGATACGGGGGAGAACGTGAAGACCAAGTTCGATATCGTGGAAGGCAGGCTTTCCAGCGAGATGTCTTCCGTGCGCTACGAGCTATCGGAGAAGGATAATTGCCTCACGAACGCCTCTTTCTCCGCTGATACGGTAGGATGGGTACTCGGTAACGACGTTTCGCTATTCACGGTGAAGGAGCGTTTTATGGCCGTGAACGATTCCTTCTACGCTGAGAAGGATAAGGTTACAGGAATCGTGGAGGTATCCAGCCGCAAGGCCCTTTATATCAAGAACTCGGGAGTAAAGCAATTAAACTCCTACCTGAAGAACAAACCGGACGGCCAACTGGAAATGCCCGACGGGACGAAGGTATGGCCTAGCTATTACGTATCGTTCATGTACATGGTAAAGACCGCCGGTACGTTAACGTCCGGATTCTCCGAACAGGGCCTTTACGTAAGCAAATCGTTGGCGATTACGGATACCTTCGTTCAAGAGGAATTTTCCGGCAAATGGAACGGAACAGGTGATTTCATCTTGAATTATACGGGGGAAATATATATCTACAACGTCCAGATGTCCACGCATCCCGTGGAGGACTTGCGGTTGGAAATGTCCACCAAGTTCTTGCAGACGGACGAGAAGATAGGCATGTACGCCCTGAAGATCGACACGTTGAGCGGGACGGTGACGGAGATGGGGGTAGAATTGGATAATACGACCAGCACATTATCCTTGTACGTGACGAAGACTGACAGCATAAACCAGACAGTGACAAGCCTAGGCTTAAAGCTGGACGGTGTGGATGAGAGCTTGACGCTGTACGCCAAGAAGACCGACGTATCCGGGCTGAAAACCGAGATGGAGGCGGCTATCAAGGTGAACGCTGACAATATTAATCTGAAGGTATCTAAGGATAGTATTATATCGAGCATCAACCAGACGGCGGAGACGATCAAGATAAACGCTAGCCGACTCAATTTGAACGGTTTCGTGACATTTGCCATGTTTGACCTAAGCACCCAGAATACGATCAAGAACAAGGTTAACTCAGGTGATCTAGGATCGATGGCGTGGAAAGATGGTGTCTCATCCGATGATCTGTCTTGGGCATTAAGTCAAGAAATATCGAACAAGGTCAATCTGACTACCTTAAACAACACTCTTTTAGGTTATACGAAAAGTGGGTCTATCACAAAAGAAGACCTGGCCAAAGCCCTTCAAGCGGAATTAACAGGAAAACTTACAGGTAGCGCCAGTGTGGGAGCGAACAAATTGGCGAGCGTGATAATAAACGGACAGACGCTTATAGCGGGAGGGTATATTCAAGCGGACTTGATAAACGTTAAAGACCTTGTCGTAGGCAGTACCTTGAGTATCGGTGCGTTCTCCTTGAATAGTTATAATGGTCTTAACTGGACTGGATCTGACTATTTCGGTAATACCTCCTTTAGGCTGACAGTAGGGGGAGGATATACATACAATACCGGAACAAGTTGTAAAACCATGGTAGGGGCTTGGAGCAATTCCGCTGATATCCATGCATGCATATCTGGTATATGCAACACTTTTGGCGTAGCCATATATGGATCAACAGACGGATGGGGATCGAATTTTCCTCCGGATGGATCTAAGTACGCAGGCTTTTTCAGTGGGTCGGTATTTGCTACGGGCCAAATGCGTTGTTCCGGATTTTCTATTTATAAGAGTTCTGACATGTACCGCTATCATTATCCCGGAGTTTCTTTCAACCCCGCAGATTTCGACTTAGACAATATCCGTCTTCGTGTTATGGGCGGCATAATCGTCGGAGTGACCGATGATAACGGAAATATTTTATTAGGATCATAGATTTTTTTAAAAACAGTAGAATTATGAAAGTAGATTTCAGTAAAGTAAGTATTAACGCTACGGTAGAAGGCGATCCCGTAGTGATTGACTTGACAAAAGAGGTAGGAAACTTGGTCTATGGACGTACGGCGGATATCGCTGTCTCTGATTTCGGAAAGAAGATATACTACAGCAAGGAAGCTATCGATGTTCCGAGACCTATGGCTGAGTCCATCAAGGAGATCATCATGGGATCATCCTTTATCGCCCCCTTGAAAAATGCCATGAACGAGTTACTAACCCCTAAAACAAAGAAAAATGGAAACAACGACAATCAATAAGTCCTTGACGGAAGCCCTATCTTCCACGGGTTTCGTAAAGATAGAGGCATCCCGTAAGGAAAGCGAGCCATTCCAGCATATAGATGCCTACATATACGATGCCGGTACCCGTATCGGGTATGCGTCCGCTGATCGTAACAAAAGGCTCTCTTTCTTCCAAGAATCCCCGGACAGCCTTACCGGAGAGGAATGGATAAGCGCGTATACGAAGGTACAAAACGCTTTCGACAGGATATTTAACGAGACGGTAACCCTATAAGCAATCTTGATCCCATGGCATATACTCTCGAAGAAATTAAAGAACTGGTCGAGACTTTAACCCCGATCGTAAAGAACGCTATAGAGGCGGGATCCCTTAGCGTAGAGGATCTCCGTGTAGCGGAGAGCATGGATTTCGTAAACTCTTTGCCGGCCTTGGAGGAGAAAGGCCTTAACGTCTCTTACGTGAAGGTCCGGCTGAAAGACTTGCTCGGTAAATTGGACGGGGATTATGCCAAGGAGCTGGAGGCGATCAAGAAATTGCTGGAGAAGAAGGTGGATAACGGCTACTCGAAAGACGGTAATCTGTATCTTACCTCCGGGGGCGTTGTCGTATCGGACGCTATCCCGGTAGGCTCCGGAAGCGGGGGGGGCGGCGGGGTAAGCTCGCTGGGCGAGCTTACCAACGTGGATGATATCGTAGACCAAGATCCGGACGAGTCCCGTGTGCTGGTGCAAGAGGCCGGTAGCTCGCTCTGGACGGTGAAGAACCTCTCCGAGATCGGAGGTGGAGGTGGTGGTGGCGGCGTGACCATGAAACTCGTGAGCGTCACCGATACGCTCATCACCACGGTAGAGGGGGCCGCCGTCACCGTGGGATACAATTTCACGAGCGTCTATCAGGATGACGGTTCCGAGACCGGGCCGGGAACGGCCACTTACACCGTGAACAGCCAGAAGGTGGGCATGGTATCCATCTCGCAGGGCAATAATTATTTCGATCCTACGGAACACTTGATCACCGGCTCCAACACGGTAAGGGTAACCGTGAAGGATAGCACGGGATCGTCACGTTCCCTATCCTATACGATCGAGGTGATATCCATGTCCATATCCTCTTCCATTGACCCGGCGCTCGTCTATTCCGGGGAGATCGTGTATCGCTATACGCCCGTGGGAGCCATCAACAAGACGGTGCATTTTGTACTGGACGGGAAGGAGTTGGGAACGGTGGAGACCAGTGCCTCGAACCGGCAATTGACCTACGTGATCCCCAAGCAGGCGCACGGGGCGCACTTGCTCCAAGTCTACATGACGGCCCTTATCAACGAGGAGCTGATCCGGAGCAACACGCTTACCAACGACCTTATCTGTATCGTGGAGGGGGATAACACGCCTATCGTGGCCTCCTCTTTCGCCCAGACCGCCGCGCGGCAATACGACCGGCTCACGATCCCCTTCGTGGTCTATACGCCGGGCTCCTCGCTATCGGAGGTTACGCTATCGGCGAACAACGCCACGGTATCCACGCAGAGCGTAGACCGCACCTCGCACGAGTGGAACTACCGTATAACCCAGTCGGGAGATCTCTCCCTGAAGATATCCAGCGGGGCGGCCTCCCGGACGTTTACGCTCACCGTATCCCCCGCCGAGGTGATCGTGGAGCCGGAGAAGGCGAACCTGCAACTCTGGCTGACCTCGCAGAACCGGAGCAACAACGACAATAACCGTAACGAGTGGAAATACGGGGATATATCCGCGGATCTGACCGGCTTCAACTTCAAGACGAACGGCTGGATATCGGAACGGGATAGCACTTCCCTCCGTGTGTCGGGTGACGCCCGTGTGCGTATCCCGCTGAAGATATTCAAGGATGACTTCCGGGCCACGGGTAAGACCATCGAGTTCGAGTTCTCCACCCGCGACGTGACCGATTACGAGGCTATCGCTATCGAGTGCGTGAACGGGGGGATCGGCCTTCAGATATCTTCCCAGAAAGCGGTGTTCTCGTCCGAGCAGACCACGATCGACACCCGGTTCAAGGAGGAGGAGAGGGTTCGCATCTCCTTCGTGGTTGAGAAACGCACGCTAAACCGTTTGATATACATCTACATCAACGGTATCATGTCCGGGGCGGCGCAATATCCGTCGGAGGATAATTTCCAGCAGAAGGTTCCGCAGGATATCATGATCGGTAGCGAGGGCTGTACGATCGACCTGTATAACATCCGTGTCTACGATAACGACTTGAACCAATACCAGATGCTCGATAACTTCATAGGCGATCTGGACGATTACGACAAGGCGCTGGCTATCTACAACCGGAACCAAGTATATAATGATTATGGGGACATCACCTATCAAAAGGTGTTGGAGCGATTGCCTTGCTTGATCTTCGAGGGGCCGTTGCCTACTTATAAAGGCGATAAGAAAACAAACAAGGTCTATTTTACGGACTTGCAAGAACCCGGGCGATCTTTCTCTTGCGAGAACGTCCAGAATGACGTGCAAGGTACCTCCTCCCAATATTATCCGAGGAAGAACTGGAAGTTCAAGTTCAAGGCCGATATCACCTACACGGAGAGCGGAAGGACATCGCCCACATACGCATTACGGGCGGATAGTATCCCCGTGAACGCCTTTTGCGTGAAAGCGGATTTCGCCGAGTCTTCCGGTACGCACAACACGGGTATGGCCAAGGTCATCAATTCCCTATTGATAGAGATGGGGCTTACCACCCCGCCCCAAAAGACAAACAAGGAGGTCCGCACAACGGTAGACGGCTACCCGATAGCCATCTTCCACCGTGAGACGGCCAGTGATACGCTCGAGTTCGTGGGTAAGTATAATTTCAACAACGACAAGTCCACCGCCGAGACCTTTGGGTTTTCTGATGGCGATGAGAGCTGGGAATTCTCGAACAACACCTCCGATCGTTGCCTCTTCAAGTCCGCCGATTTCTCCGGGACGGACTGGATGAACGATTTCGAGTCCCGCTATCCGGACGATGACGCTATCAACGCCGAGTACGAGGCGGGCACCCGCAAGCCGGAGAAGCTCATGGCCGTTACCTCGTGGGTCGTATCCACCAAGGATAACTTGGAGAAATTCAAGAACGAGGTTCGGAATCATTTCAACCTTGATAACTTGATCGCCTACTACCTTATCACCGAGTTGTTCGGTATGGTGGACCAGCGGGCGAAGAACATGTTCCTTACCTATTTCCATGAGGAGGGGAAATGGATCTTTATCTTTTACGACAACGACACCTGTTTCGGCCTGAATAACGAAGGCTTGATCGCTTTCGGATACAATATAGAGTATCACGACAAGATAGGTACGCTAAACGTCTGGAACGGTGAAAGTAGCGTGTTGTGGAACAACCTTGAGAAATGTTTCCCTTCCGAGATCGAGGCGATGTACAAGGATATCCGTACCCGTGGATTGCTCTCGTACGACTTGATCATGTCCGTGTTGAACGGCGAGCAATCGGACAAATGGTGCGAGGCGATCTACAACGCCGACGGCCGTTTCAAGTATATCGACCCGCTGATAGAGGAGGGCAACGGGTCTTACCTGTACGCCGCCCAAGGCTCCCGTATCGAGAACCGTAAGTGGTGGACGTATAACCGCTTCCTTTATATAGACAGTAAGTATACGGCGGGCAGTTTCCTCTCGGATTTCGCGACCTTGCGTCTCTATACGCCCCGGGAATGGACGGGCGTGTCCCCGTCGGCCAACATGACGATCATCCCGTACGCCGATCAGTATACCCGTGTAAAGTACGGTTCCTACATGGTGGGGCAACGTACCTACAAGGACGTGCCGGTATTGATCGAGGCCCCCGACATCGTGTTTAATGACACCGAGACGATCATCTATGGGGCGAGCCGGGTAAAGTCACTGGGGGATATGTCGGGGTTGTACGCCGGTACGATCGACGTATCCAAGGCTACCCGCCTGTCTGAGCTGCTGATCGGTAGCGGCGTGTCGGGCTATCAGAACACGAACCTTACCGTACTCTCGATCGGAACGAACAACATGCTCCGCAAGCTGGACATCCGTAACTGCCCGAACTTGAGGCAGGCGGTGGATATCTCCGGATGCGAGAACATGGAGGAGGTCTACGCCCAAGGCACGTCCATCACCTCCGTGGTGTTGCCTGCCGCCGGTATCCTCTCCAAGCTGTATCTCCCGGCTACCCTCACGGGCTTAACCCTCCGTAACCAATCCAAGCTTACGGACGCTTATTTCGAGATAGCTGGGGTGGAGAGGCTTACGACGATCGTTTGCGAGGATACGGGGATCAACGTGTTCTATCTTATAACTCGGTGCTTGGGTATCAAGAACCCGGTGTTGAACCGTGTCCGCCTTATCAATATCAATACTTCCGCCCCGAACCTGAACGACCTCTATAAATTGATAAGGATCGGTGGTATCGACGAGAACGGCAATAACGTACAGACCGCCGTCATAACGGGCAAGTTCCACGCCATATCCGCTACCAGCGATAAGCTAGCCAAGTGCCGGGCGGCTTTTCCGGAGCTGGAGATCACCTACACGACCCTCTTGCCGCCGACTATCACGACATTCGTGTTCCGATCCTCCCAATCCAAGACGATTATCAACGCCGTGTTCGAATGCGGGGATTATGAGTACGAGAAGGTGAACGAGTACACCTACAAGGTGACGGCGGACGATGATTCCGTGATCCCCATCGTTTTCAAGTGCGACAACCACAAGGATTTCACCGCCGATTATCTCGTGTCCGGAACCCGTACGCAGGACTATACGATCACATACATCCCCTTGCGTACCATCCGGGTAAAGGTCTACGGCCAATCCGTCTATCTATCCGGAGCCATGATCACCACCGATACCAAGAGCTACACGACCGACGCGAACGGATACGTCTATATCCGTGGTGGCGAGGCGATGAAAGGAACCGTATCTGCGTTGGGCTACGGAAGCAACACGTTTGATTTCCCGGCTATCACGAATGACACGAGCCATACGCTGGAGGTGTACGCGGTGGTGGATGTGAAGTTTGTGGTGAAGAATCAAGATAGCGTCCTAATCGATGGGGCTACCGTTTCTTGCAACGGAAAATCCAAGGAAACTAATCTATACGGAGAGTGTATATTACAGATAACCAAGGGAACGTATGACTATGAGATTACGCATCCCAGCTATTTTGATTATAAAGGGCGGGTGACGGTTGGAACGTCCGCCATGACTGTCTATGTCGCTATGGCCTTAAACCCTGCAAGCCTCAAACCGGAGGAGAACGGAAACATACAAATGATGCTGGTTGGCACATCTTGTACTATCAGCGTCACTTCTCCAACCACCTCCTATGTGATAGACTGGGGAGATGGTACGACAGAAAACGCTTCGGGAACGGGATCTAAGTCCTATAGCCATACCTATGGGGATAGTTTGTTTCACCAGATGGAGGTTAGGAATTGCAGGAACATCACGTCTTGTATGGGTTCTATCTCTAGCTTGGCTGCGTATTGGAGCATTGGGGACAGTAGTGTCTCTGATATTACTTTCAAGGGATGCGGGAAGTTAATTTACTTCGGAAAGGATGTGTTTAAGAATGATACGAATAGGTCTGATGTTTCAAGTTTGCTGGAAAGTTGCTCCAGCCTCACCTCCGTGGACTTGACCCCTCTTGCGTCGTTGGTGAACGTTACGAGTTGTGACTACTTGCTGTCTAACTGCTCCAAGCTCACCTCCGTGGACTTGACCCCTCTTGCGTCGTGGGTGAACGTTACGAGTTGTGGTAGCTTGCTGTATAACTGCACCGGGCTCACCTCCGTGGACTTGACCCCTCTTGCGTCGTGGGTGAACGTTACGAGTTGTGGTAGCTTGCTGTCTCGCTGCTCCAGCCTTACCTCCGTGGACTTGACCCCTCTTG